GACTATTTAACGTCTGATCATCTGACGAATTTTAAATTATAATAAAAGCACCTAGAAAAAAATCTAAGTGCTTGAATTATCAGTTCGTTTAAAGTAATGCAATATTTCTATACAGTAAGCTCGAACAGCTTCAGAATCTTCAGGTTTGCATTTCCTCATTTTTCGCCTCATCAACTTAACCAATCTGTAATATTCTTTTTCATACGGTGTTTTAAACCTCTTTTTCAAAACAATCAACTCCTAAAAATTTGGTATAAAAATAGCACCCCGATAAATCGAAGTGCTAATGATATTAAAATTATTCTGCTATCAAGCGTCTAATGGTATGTTCCCGAGAATTTCTAATAAGTCTTCGCAGACAACACCTTCTCGAGTAGGTTCGTAATTGTCATCTAAGCATTTAAGCGTCAAATGATCGCCTAGCTCGTCTTCCATTTCAATCAATTCATCATCTGTCAAATCTGAATCGAGATTGATATTAGGAACAATTTTATTTAACAATTTCCTTTGCTCATCGTTAAAGATCAGTTTCATCTACAAAACCTCTTTTCTTTAATCTTTCTGCTTTTTTACTGCTTGTCAGCCAAATGCTCGTTAGATTGCCGTTATCGGGATTAAATGCAACTGTAACGTGTTCTCCAATAAACTGCTGACTTCTCCTGCCTTTAGAATCTGTCTTTATTTTAGTGATTTTTAAAGGATTTGTCAATGCTTCTTTCATGTAATCCATTGGCGCACCTCTTGTATACGCTTGATGTGTCAAATGTTTAGTAACCGAAACGACGTTATTATTGTTTTTGGTTATTGTACCCTTAAGAATATCCGTGTATTTTTCGGGGTTAGTTTTTATTTTACGATACCCACTAACGCTCATGCGCTCCATTTTTGTCGGTAACTTTGATGCATCGGCAAATTCCTTGTATTTCTGTGAAATTTGGTTTATTTTTAACTGCTCCTCACGCCTTAAAACGTCGTCGCCTGCCGCTTTTGCAATGATCTGTCTGTCCTTTGCGTGGCGAGCAGAGGTTTCCATTTTTCGCATGACCTGAGTTGCTTCGTACGGAGTGTACTGTTTACCCTCAAACTCAATGACACGCCTGTCATTAGCTTTTAATGCCTCAAGCTCGCTGTCGGTATACGCCGGAACGGAAACGCCTAGCGTTATCGGATTTTTGAAATGCAAACATCCGTAATCCTGCAACAGGCTTTCAACCTCAGAAAAACTAGGATAATAAACGCCATTAACCTTTCTTGCCTTGCCTATAGCGTACTGTCTGCCGCCCATAGCCTCATGTGACGGTCGGGGAGCAGAATGGTAACTGATCTCGTATCCGTCCATCCCCAGCTCCTCACCTAACATGTCAGCTGCTGTTTGATTGCATTGCTTTGCACCCCATAAAATATTTTGTCTAACAGCTGTATCTAAACGTCGTGAATAGCCGGATGCATAATCAACAGTTTTTCCTGCCGAACCTTGCAACGGTCTGTATTTTGTCCGTAGCCCACTGTCAGCTAACATTCTCAGCGTTTGCCGCATTGCCGACTGATAATCGGTAACACCTGTCGTAACAGATGTTACCGCCTTGTCAATAACATTCTGATAGGTTTTTGACAGGGAAGAAATAACCTTGTTGCCGTTATCATCATAAACCATGAATGCCGTTGTCTGTGACATATTGACAAACGTATCTTGCGTTTGTTTTGCCATAGACGTTACAAACTTTTGCAGTTCCTTGTTTTCGCCGTATGCCTTTAACGCTTCTTTCGCCGAAACTTCGCCATAGCATTCAACTGCAACTCTATTTATCAGCGCATATATTTCAGCTTCGCTCTTCTTGACGATAGCCGCAAGTTCAGAGGTTATTTTGTCAACGTCAGAACCGTACTCGCTTAGCTGCTGTAGCTTTTTGTAATCGCTAGGTTTTAACTCGCCAATGTCCTTTATTCGTTTGCCAAGGCTTTCTAAAACGCTGTTGTTTAGTTCTGTCAACCTTGCTTCAATTGTGTTTGGTAACGCCTTGATCTCTTTTTCGGTCAGCATATTAGTCACCAATCAGCATTGACATTGTAGGGCTGTTTTTGCGTATATCCTCAATTGCCGCTTTTGCGTCGTCTATTGTTTCATCAGGTTTAATAAACTGCCTTAGCTCAACGGGAGAAACAACGCCCTGTGACTTGCCCTCCGCAAGCTGTTTATAGGTTGCCTCGCTGTCCTCTAGCATTGCATACGACCAATCATAATTAATTTTATATTCGCTGTCGGGGTACAGACCGTAATAATTACACAGCACATTAACGCCGTACATCAATCCGTCAAAATATGCCTTTGTGTTTGTGTGTATGTCGTCGCACAAAGTAAATGTCTGATATGTAGCACACTTTATTTCTGTAGCGGTTGCACCGTTAGTACCTAGATCAGTTACAACGCCTTTGCTTGTGCCGACTTCACGCTCTAACATTGCAAAATTTTCTGTTAATCTATGAAATAGGGAAGTGTCCCTAAATTCAGGTGAGAATATCTCAAAAAACGGCATCCCTGTCCCCATTTTTTGAGAGTTTATAACCTTGAAAATGCTGCCGTTGATTTTGTCATCGCCTTTGAACATCGTACTGTCGGCAAATATCTTACTTTGCTTTTCGGAATATTCTTTGTCAATCTGTTTTAGCGTGTCCTTAATGCGCTGTATAGTTTTTTCACAGCCGTAAGTAATCGGTACGCCGTCTATAGTAGATGGTCGCCTGTTACTGGTCGGGCATTTGTAAATTCCTATCGGCAATCTGTCAACGCCCGATATTTTGACGATTTCGTCTATATTAGACCAGTCGGGTACAGCGTCCAACGGGCATGGCGTTTGATCTTTTGTCGCTCGCTGTGTGATAGTGTATATGCCGTTGCTGACAGCATAATCAGTCCAACGGTAATAATCCTTGTATCCTATCTGTCTGTGGTCTGCTAAAACGGTAATACCCGTTATTTCATCGCCCTGTATGCTTGTTACGAACATGCGATCTTTTGACACAACGTCAATATAAACCTTTCGCCCTAAACCGTTATTGACGGAATAGGGGATAGCTGCTATCATTCCGCAGCCGTTTCCGACCGCTATGTTTTGTTTTATGGTTTTCCAATGCTTCTGGGCGATTTCGTCCAGTAATTCAGTTCGGCGTGTACTGTCACCGTTTGCGTCTGTAATGCTGACCGAACTATCACCGAACGCCAACACAGACAGCGCATTTGCAAATATCGCTGTCGGGTTTAAATCTGTTGTATCCTTATACGCTGACATATTTCGCTTGTTACGGTATATTTCTTCGTCCGTAGCTGTCGGCGATTTGTTAAACAAAATTCGTAGTATCTGCCTAATCTCTTGCCACAATGTTAGTTGCCTCCTTGCGTTAGGTAAACTATATACGGTTCAAACATATATTCAAAACTATCCAGTATGTCAATATCGCTTGTTCCGTCGTCAAGTCTAGTATCTTTCATTTTTTTATCGTCCCAAACAGCGGTTTCTAAACCGTCGATCAGGTCGTCGCATTCACCCTCTACCAAATGCAAACGCCGTGAAGAAATCAGCATATTCTCACAGCGTATTCGGTCTATTATTTCATTTTTGATTGAATTATAAACAGGGTAGGGGGATTTACTGCGTAATTGATTTATAATAGCCTGTTCGGCGCTGTCACAATAAATGCCGTCTACAAATCCATATTTGTCATGTATTTCGTCCGCAACGGCTAAAATGTTATTTACTACCTCATCAACTGTAACGCCGTGTGCAGGCGTGGATTTTGCTTTCAGGGCATATACTTCATCTAACCTATTTGTAAATCCTCCTGCTGTAATAGCATGTTTTGATTTGTTTCCTCCGAAATCAACGCCCAACTGTATGTATTTTAATCCCGGAACTTCCGACCGTTTAATTAAAAACTCGTTTTTGTGTTCAGTAAATTCCTTGTAGATTGCTCCTTCTGCAACTACCCATTGTCCTAAAATAAAACGGCTGTAAAAAACGCCTGTGTATTCTTTCTTCAGGTTCGCCCGGTAATCTTCATCCAGAAAAACATTATCGTCTAGTAAAAATTTTACGGTTAGCAAATCTAAATCGTCATTGTTCAGGTAGTTTTTACATAGCCAATGATGTGGGCTGTCGGGGTTAGTTGTTGCAATCAGCTTTGCGCCCGGCTCAGATAGTCGGGAGAGGAGCATCGCAAAAAAGTCCTCATCGAATAGCGTCAGCTCGTCACAGTAAGCACCCATGAGCGTTACGCCTCTAATTTTGCCCTCAGAACGCTTGTCCGAAGCGCCCTCTAAAAGAATTTTACGCCCGAATAAAAACGCCTCTTTTGCTGATGTTGAAAACGTGAAATTTCGTTCGCCGATCATTTCTTGCAACGGATATAGACAGTTGCGTTTTAACGTTGTCAGCGTTTTGCCGCACATCATGTATGTTTTGTCTTTCGGCGAGGACGCTACCCAAAACGCCCATAGCGCCAAAGATACCCATGTTTTTCCCGATCGGACAGAGCCTTCGAGTATATTTAATCGTTTTAATCTGTTTTGCTGCCAAAGCCTGAGCAGCTCTCTTTGCTTAGGCGAGTATATTTTATTCATCTTTCAGCCCCTCTATAAGTTCAGCGAATTTACTTGTGTCGGTTTCTTCGTCTGACGGTTTATCTTGCCAACGACACCAGTTTTTTAATGCAAAAATAGACATAGTGCTTTGATACCTGCTAAGCATTGCACCCTCTGCGATTACATCACTTTGGATTTGCTCAAATTCTTTTTTTACGGTGGGGAAGTATTTGTTTAATGCGTTATAAATTGTTTTTCTGTCGCAAGCGTTATAATGTTCAGAAAGCCAATTACAAAAGTTTGTTTGATTAGGTACACGTTTAAAATTATCGTCAACAATTTCGTCGCAAAATGTACGAAACAATGCGATAAGTTGTTTACCACTGCTAAATCTTTTAGGCTGTCCTCTTGGCACGATCTCACCATCCTTTTGCTTTTTTTGTATAAGAAAAGCCCTGCCGGAGCAGAGCTAAGTATTCATGTGCCGCCATAAGGGGGAAGCGGCACATAAGGAGAACATAATGATGTTGTCGGAAAATCCGACTGGTTGCAGAAACAGGACTCGAACCTGTGACCTCCTGCTTATGAGGCAGGCGAGCTTGCCGCTGCTCTATTCTGCAATATTGCGATCTATCCGCCAACTGAATAGACCGCTAGCTTCTCAAAATGGGATAAGCATGTGGATATATACTTTCCTCAGTTTAA